ACATTGTAATGGCAGTAATTTGTGCAACCATTTGCGCTATGTTTGTAGATGACCATGCCGCATTTTTAGGTTGGCTATCAGCCACTATGGCGTACGGACTAGCCGCTATGGAGAGATCATGAACCCTATCAGAGAAGAGTTATCAGATAACTACCCTGATCTACTGGTCATGGATCCCGAGTACTTAGACTCTGCAATCCTTGGCGTAGTAACGCGCATAGGACTAGAGGCAGTCTGTTACAGTACGGACAAGGTGATTCGTCTTCTGATGGAGCATGACGGCATGACCGAGGAAGAGGCAATCGAGTACATGGACTTTAACATGAAAGGCGCGTGGGTTGGAGATCATACCCCCGTGTTTATGGAATGAAAAAGAAAAAGAACTACAACTACTACAAGCTAAACGTTGGCTTTTTTCCGGACATCATTAAGTTATGTTTTGATGATAAAGTATTCCAACAAATTTTAAAGGACCATGATGTTACTCTCAAAGCTAGTGCATTGGATACGGGAATTGCCGAAACACATCTTATCGGAGACGGAAAAGATGCAATCATTATTTTGGTTTTTGATATGTCTTTGGTTAACGATAATCTTGGTGAGCTGGTTGATACGATTTGTCACGAGGTTAGTCATGCCGTTGATCACCTAGCCGAGCACATCGGCGAAGATGATAATTTTGTACATGAAACACGCGCCTATTTGTCGGGCCACTTAGCCGGTCAGATCTTCAAGATCTGCATGCACGAGAAAGAAAAGTATGCTAGAAAAGCAAGTAGAAAAATATCTAAACAAAAGAGTAAAGGAGTCGGGGGGACTGTCGTTCAAGTGGATCAGCTCAGTGACGGGGGTGCCGGATCGGATAGTATTCCTAAACAGCCAAGTCCACCTAGCGGAACTGAAGACCGAAACTGGATCGTTATCCCCCCGCCAGATCTTGGTGTTTGATGAACTAGGCGAGCATGGCTTTCCAGTGCACGTACTACGAAATTATGATGACATAGAGGAGTTTATACGTGAAGCGACTAAACCCTGACACAGGAAAGCCATTCGTGCGCGGTGAATACCGCGACGACTGCTACCGGTTTTGGGGTTACAGCAAAAAGAAAAATAAAAACAGTAAGTATTTTATTGAATTTTGGCGTTGCCCTATTAAGTTTGAAAACGAAGTAAAAAAGATTGACGTTTGGCACGCAAACAACCGCGACAAGGTAAACGCCACTGCCGCGATTGTACGAGCCAAGCGACGTAACAGAAAACCAAAGTGGATCAAAGACGTTTTTGTAGAAGAGATTAAGGTATGGTACCGAAGAGCTAAACTGATAAAACAGTTTACTGGTGAGCTGTGGGAAGTAGACCACATAGTGCCACTAAACGGAAAGAATGTGTCAGGACTTCACGTACCATGGAACCTACAACTTTTAACCAAAAAACAAAACAGAGATAAACGAAACCATCATGAGTGACGAGAATGCTAACGAGAAATCAACTACACCCGTACCAACAGGATCTGATAGCGAAAGCGGCGCAGATGCCAAACGTCGGGCTCTTCTTGCCGCCAGGCTTAGGGAAGACCGCGACGACGCTCACCATCATTGCGGAACAATTTCAAGGCAAGACCTTGATCATCGCACCAAAAAGAGTAGCGGAGACAGTGTGGGACACGGAAGTAAAGAAGTGGCAACATCTCAAGCATTTACGCGTCTCGAAAATAATGGGGACTCCGAGCCAGAGATCATCCGCCTTGACTTCTCAAGCAGACATTTACCTAATAAACCTTGAGAACGTAGCGTGGCTTTGTGACGCCTCAGATAAGTTAGTGTTCACTAACTTAGTGATAGATGAATCCAGCCGATTTAAGGACCCTAGCACCAAGCGTTTTAAGGCACTTAGGAAGCATTTAAAGGGCTTCTCACGGCGTTTAATTCTTACGGGTACACCTACCCCTCAGGGCATGGGAGATCTCTGGTCTCAGGTGGGTATATTGGACTTAGGAGAGCGTCTGGAGACCAGTCTTACCCGCTTTAGGGATAAGTACATGGTGCCGGATCAGATGAACCGCCACACTCGCGTGGTATATAGCTGGAAATTAAAGGAAGGCGCAAAAGATGCGATTACGAACAAAATTGAGGACATTTGCTTTTCGCTCAAGGCTGAAGATTATTTGCAGTTACCTGCGCTTACAAATCTTCATCATGCGATTGAAATCGAAGCTCCTGTAAGGAAAAAATACAATGAACTTAGAAAAGACATGGTCGCTGATATCGCAGGGGAGAAAATCACAGCTCCGACAGCGGCGGCGCTGGCGAACAAGCTCCTCCAGTTTACGTCAGGAGCTGTTTACAATGAAGAAGGAGAGGCTCAAGAAGTACACAGTGCTAAACTGGAATATCTTGAGTCGATCATGGAAGAGTCCTCGTCCCCTACACTCGTATTCTACCATTTCAAGCACTCTCTTAGCCGGATACAGGACCGTTTCCCGCAAGCTGTGGTGCTGGACGATGACAACATCGAAGCGTGGCGACGTGGCGAGATTCGTATGCTCCTTGCCCATCCCCAATCCGGTGGTATCGGGCTCAATTTACAGTGCAACGTTGGAGAGACAGCCCAGACAGTGTGGTTTGATCTACCATGGAGTTCAGAGAACTACATCCAAGCCAACGCGCGCATATACCGCCAAGGGCAAGAAAAGCCGGTTATTATACACCACCTAGTTGTGTATAATAGCATCGACGAGCAGGTTGTAAAGGTATTGGATGGTAAAATAAATTTACAAGAAGCTCTTTTAGATGACCTAAATTGCGTATTAGTGTGACCATGAGAACAAAAACCAAACACAAAATTAACTGTGCAACTCCAAGGCTATCAGACGAGGAACTAGATCCCTTGGAACAAGATGACAACGAAGGCGTCTCCACGGAAATTATCGAAGGGTACTTTCCGTGGACGCCGGAGGATATGATTGACATTCGCCGGCTAATTGGTGAGCGTATGCCACAGAAACAACGATATATTTTGTCTGCGTTTCTTGATGGGTTGACGTACGCTGACGTGGACGTAAGTGAAAAATATTGGCGATACCATTTTGCTAAAGGTATCGAATTTATTAAAAAGGAATTGAAGATATGAACTTTATTGTGGAGCACAGAATACGTGGCCACTACGTCCTAGAGACAATCAGAGGCGTAGAAGACATAGACACGTCACGCTTTACTGACCTGCTTGGTATTTGGGTAACAGACAGCGAAGAAGAAACACAGACCATGGAAAAACAACTTAAGGAGATGAGGCATGCACGATCCAGTCAACAGCCCTAAGCACTACACAGCGCATCCCTCTGGCATTGAGTGTATTCAGATCACAGAGCACATGGGTTTTAACCTTGGTAACGCCGTCAAATATATTTGGCGCGCTGACCTTAAAAACGACGCGGTGGAAGACCTAAGAAAAGCAGTTTGGTATATCCAGCGTGAACTACAAAAACGCACCAAAATCACTGGTGCAGATCCGGAGTGTGGACGATGAACGCATTTGTATTTGTTTCAATTATTTGTGTTGGGCAATCCTGTGGTTTTATGACAAGCACAGACTATCTAACAAAGGCCGAGTGCCAAGAGTACAAGGATGATTTTAAAAATTCTAACTTCAGCCCTAAGGTAACATTAGCCGCGGCTCAGTGCATGGAATTTAAACCTGGGAGCAGAATATGAAAGTAGAGATTGACGACGATTGCGTTGACAAAATTGTCCAAGAGGCAATCATTTGGAATTACGTAAACCTTACAGATGAAATTAAAAATAGTAAAGGTGTACATCCTGAAGACTTAGAAAATTACAAGCGTGTCTCTGAAGCGCTTAAAGTACTTGGCGATTGGTTCTTTGTAGTTGGTGAGTTTGACAAACAAGTCAAAAAAGCAAGAAAGAAAAAATGAAAAAGTATACACACTTTGATTTAGAAGATGCCATTTACAAAGTATGGCAGACAGCAGATGACATTGAGACGCTGTATAAGTATCACGGCGACGCTGAAACACCGATGACTGAAGACGAAGTCGCTAACACGCTGCTAGGTCTTAAGCAGTTGCATGAGATGCGTTGCTGGCAGTTGATGGATATGTCAGCGCGTGTATTTGAATTAAACCAGTACTGTACTGATCCAGAAAAGTTAGCAAAACGAAACGAAATATTTGGTGATGTGCATGATTATTTAAATCCGGAAGTAAAAAAGAAAGGCAAGAAAAAATGAGTGAAGATATTAAAAAGATGTTAGACGATTTTGTAGTAACCCTGGAATTGTCCGTGCGCGACCTTAACATTTTGTTAAACGTGCTAAACATTCCACAGCAAACACCGGCGACTACTCTGGTGGCATTTATTAACATGATCCAACAACAGGCAATTCCGCAGGTTGAAAAGGCTCAGAAATCTTTGGAAGAGGTAGCAAAGGCACAAAATGAATCTAAAGCAACTTCTTAAACGCGCTGGCATTAGTAACAACATCATCGCCGAGGTGGAGAAAAAGGCAAAAAGAACCACCGCCGAACAAGAGCTTGAGCACCAAGAAAAAGCCATGGCAATGACCAAGATGATGCTAAATGACGTAATGCCACACCTGCACGGCGCCCTAAACAAGACTCCGCCGTCAAAACCAAAGAAAACCATCATTATCCCAGACTAGGGCGGTTTTTCCCTAAAACACGTATTAGTAGATATAGGACACGCTGGGAAGCGCTCCTATCTACCATGACCGTAAATAAGGTCACAGGTTGCCAGACACCTGCATAGAATCTGGCATTTTACACACATACACAACACAGGAGAATTATATGAATCCATTTGAATTACGCTTTTCTATTTTCAATTCCGCTAAAGATCTATTGATCAAGCAACACGAAGCCAACTTGGCTGTTTGGAACGCTTTGGATGAAGCCAGCAAAAAGGCTACAGAACTAGCACCTAAGTATCCAACCATTGAAGATATTGTGGAAAAAGCAGTAGAAATCAATAAGTTTATCAGCGAGACAAGCGTTAGCGAAGTTACTAAACTTGGCAAGCGTTTGACCAGCACAGCAGTAATTTGGTAAGACAACATGCCCCACACGCCTATCCATGGAAGCGCAACCTTGTGGGGCCAATACGCATGATGATTTAGAGCCACACCCCGTACTGACT